TGCCGTTAAAGCTTTATTCATAATATAAGTTACTTTTTCAGGCGGTAAAGTCTCGGACATACTTGTAAACCCTCTAACATCCGTAAATAAAAAGGTAGCGTACCTCTTTTCTCCACCTAATCTGAGCAAGCTTGGGTCTTTTTGTAGCTGTTTAACCTGTCTAGGGTCTAGATAATGCTCAAATTGCTTCTTTATTTGTTGCCTAAGCCTATGTTGGGTACGGTAATTTAAAAAGTAGGCCACCGTAGAGGCCAAAATTTGGGTAATTAATGCCCAAGTTGTGTCGATTAGTAGCCCATTCTTAACAAATAGTATTTCTGTTGATGCTGTGCTACCAAAGATTACCAGTAAAGAAAGCACCCCTCCGACCACACCTAAGCCACTAACTAACATCCACACCAGAGTCACTGTAGTGATGTATATGAGGAGTTCTAGCAACAATGCATAGTTGGGTACATGTGGGCTGTTCTCTATCAACATGGACTCTGCTAGGGCTGCTTGAATGTATTGAGGTTCTAGAAGTCCTATGGGTGTTGCTACCTGTGGCATCACTCCATCGGCTGTAACACCTACAAAAACAAACCTACCTTCTATGTCATAAGAATCATACATCTCATCTACCAAAGAAACCTCGTAAGTCTTTACCCAAGATACCCACTTCCTACCTAACGAGTCTACTTTAACAGGCGGTATACCCTGCACTGTAACTTCTTCTAATCCATTATCACCAGTTGTTATTATATATGTCTGTGCATCTGCTAGTACCTTTAGTACCTGTGTGCCAAAAGAAGCCAGCCAACCGTCAGGAGTCTTGTATAGTAGCGGTACTCTGCGTACTAAGTTATCTACCTCTACAGGAGCTGTTGCTATACCCTGCTCAGTCCAATCCGAGTCCTTTAGTATATCTATGTTTTGAGCTACACCGTTTGATAAGTAACCGCCTTCTCCTTCACCACGTATAACAGTTCCTACGGTTTCGGGGTACTCTCCACTGTTGTTACCAAACAAGGCTAACACTGTAGATGTGTGGCTTAGAGACTTAGCAAAGGCTTCATCTCCTCCGAGCCTGTCTGGATGTGGAAAGGACATAACCCATCCTACTCCTGTAGCACCTCTACGCAGTAAGCTGTTGTTTATCTCTGCTAGTCTAGCGCGAGGTAGTGGATACCCACCCTCCCTGTCTATATCTTCTGCTGTAATGTTTAGTATTGCAAAGTGACCAGACTCCTCTGGTGTCTCTACAAGCCTATCAAATGTTCTCATCTTTAGAACTTGATAAGCTGTAGGCTGTAGCAGTAGTGGAAGTATAAGTAAACTTATTAAAATAAAACCGTATAAATTTTTCATTAAGATCCTTGTAGTATTCTTATTGTTGAATCTGAGCCACCATTAATCTTGACAATCTTCTCGACACCTTCTTGCATAAGGACTACGGTATACGCATTACTTCCATCTACGTCTAACCTAACTTTGTGTCCTACGAATCTTTGCAGCGTAACTATCTGCCCATTTACTAGCGTAGTAATCTGTGTATCTTTATCCTGACCTAGTGCTGTACCTGTAATCTGCATCGTACTAGATTGTTTCAATTTATCTTCTTCTTCGGCAACTGCAAGAGCATCTAGAACATTTAACAGATCTTCTAAAAAGTTAACATCAAGATAATTAATATCTAACTCAGTAAATTCAAACTCTTCAGACTCGTCAAGAAAATCATCTGCTAAAAAGTCCACATCTAACCCTGAAAAATCTAAGTAAGGATTGCTTTCTGCTACAGTTTCTACCTCCTCGACACGTTCGACTCTTTTAGGAGGAGTTACAATCAACATGTTATCAATTAAATCTAATGTTAAATTTAATATAGCAGGTTTAGTCGGAGCATTTACAAACAACGAAGCTGTAGTAGCTTGATAAGGTTTGTTTAAGGTCACGCTACCAGCTGCTGTTGAAACTACAATCTCTCCAGATGACAAACCGTTAGCATCAGGCAGTAAAATAATTAAACTTTTACCAAGCTCATCTACTGTACATGTAAAATCTGTACCTAGTATTGCAATGTTTGCTGTAGGTGTAGATAAGTTAATATTCTTTTTATCTATCTTACCCAGCTTACCTGTAAGAAACCTAGCCGTACCTCTAGCAAATTTCAGAGTCATCTTAGATTTGCTAGGGTTTGGATTGTAAATGTACTCATTGATTAGTAGCTTGCTATGCTCAGTAAGTTTTACTTTACTGTCATCTTCAAAAGTTATAGCCATTCTACCTCTAGAAGTTTCTACATTATCTAGCGATTGTATGCCTAAGTTAAGCTCTGCTCCTAACTCCTTGCCTCTAATTATCCTGCCACGACCGTTAAGCTCTGATATAGCTCCTATGTCAGCAGCCTGTAGTGGTTCCCTGATCGTCTTGGTCAACACAAAAAGTACCATTAGAACCGTTACTAGTAATTTTAACCCAATCGTTGTTTTGTGTACTTGTTTGTGAAACACTGAATGTCCTTGAACCTCCTGTATGATCTAACCACATATAACCACCTGAGCTGGCGTTAACACCTGTACCTGTATAGGTTACAGTATTGTCGCTGCCGTCAATATCCATGTAGTTCGTTGCTTGATCAATGTTTATGCTAGATGTAATTGTGTTATTACTTCCCTGTATTATCCAATCTAAATCAAGAGTACTTGCTGCTGCGCTAGTTGCTTGATTAAGAGTCATTGTATTACTGCTTCCTGTTACGTTGACATTTACATTAGAACTGTCTGCTCCATACGTATTGCTTGTATCAGTTGAAACTGTCATATCATTTGAATCACCTGTAAACTGAAAAAATCCAGTGTACGAGTCTGCTGTTATGTCTCCTTTCCAAAGGTTGCTTGAACCTATTTGATTTATATCTAATGTGTTAGTCGTACCGATAAAATCAAAATCTGTAAGAGAACCTGCTGAAGAACCGACACCACCTATAAGGTTGCCTCCCCCTTGTTGTTCCAAATCGATATTCGCCGTAGCACCTGATTGGTCTATCCATATTTCGTTGTCAGCTAAAACACAAAGCATAACAGAGAAAAATAATATAAACGCTTTAATCATTTTTTATCTCCCAGTATTTTTTGCTTACCCCTTCGTTAATAGTTTGTAGTACTGCTGTCTCTATTGCTGCTTGAAGGGCAATGTTTATTGATTCATTTTGCACCGAACCATTCTCAATCTCTATTAGTTCAGTTCCTTGAGCTACAAATTTAAAAACATCTTGGTTGTATCCTACACTTAGGACACTTTTAGTTACTAAAGTTTCTATTAGTACCCTACCAGTAAGTACAGAAACTGTTCTTAATGATACAGTAATAATATCTTGTCTGTATTTTCTGGAAGCTCCGATACCTAAGTACCTTGCTCCAGAACCTCCAGAAAGCACATTACTTTCGTAACCTACGACACTTCCCTCCATAAGCAACCCTGCAAAAAGTAAAGGCTTTAACTTTTGTTTCTCATCAAAGTCTGCTCTAGCTGACCTGATAAGTTGCCTTTCCTTTGCAAGATGCTCTAGCCCTACTCTATCGACTACATCGAAGAACCCACGCTTTTCAGAACCTGCGTGGTGTAACGCTCGTATAAGATACGCTACAGGCTTTTGAGTTACGGCAGTACTGAAGCTTGCATACTCCCCGTTGCTTCTTCTCTGCCCTGTGTCATCTAAGAAAGCTCCTGCATACACCGCAACTACGGGTTTTTTAGTTGGTGCGTCTACTCTTGCAAGTTCTTTTATAAGAAGCTTTCGTATAACTGGTTGTTCTATTTTAGGAGATATGTGTCCTCGCATACCCCCTGTATTTGCACAGCTAGAAAGTAAAGCTACCAATAGGAACAGTGATAGTAGTTTGACCGCCTTCGGTGTCTGTAATTTTAAGTGAGACAAAACTTCCATCTGTACTATAATCCACCTTATTACCTTCTAGTGTAAAGCTTCCGCTTTCTGATTTAGTTTCTCCAAACATATTGTCTACTAGCTGCCTAGATAACTCTGCATATATGCGACTTTCTAAGTTACGAATAAACCTAGCAAGCGTTGTGTTATTTTGGTCACGTACTAGTTCTTCTTTATACGCTTGAATTTCCTCTTTAATCTTTTCTTCACGACTGTGTTCTTGGTTTTCTATAGTAAGGTAGTGCGCTGACGTACCGTTACCAGAAAAACTAGGACTTTTAAATTTAAATAACATCTCATCAGCAGAAATGGTATTTAAAAATAAACTACATGCAATGCTAAGTAGTAGTTTCATTGTCGTTTTTGTTTTCAATTTCACGTAACTCTATAACCGTGTCTAGTT